TATCGTTCTCTGTGGGAACGAAAGTTTATGTACTTCTGTGATCATAATGATAGTATCATTGAGTGGGGCAGTGAGGAAGTAATCATTCCTTACAAGTGTCCTACTGATGGCAGGGTACACAGATACTATCCAGACTTTTATATTAAAGTAAAGGATAAGGCTGGACGTTACCAGAAGTACATCATCGAAGTGAAACCAAAGAAACAAACTCAACCACCTAATGAGAAACCAAAACGTAAGACTGCCGCTTGGAAAAAAGAAGTCTTTACATTCATGAAGAACCGTGCCAAATGGGACGCTGCTCAAGACTTCTGTGAGGATAGGCAGATGAAATTTTTAATCCTTACCGAAGATCACCTAGGAGTAGGCACCCATGGCAAAAAGAAAAGCTAAAGGGTTCGGCGGAACCCAAAACAAATACGAAACTATCTTCGAAAAAGTTAGCAAGGCATCAGAGGGAGAGAAGAAGTCTCTATCTTGGTACAAGATGCAGGTCAAGACCCTTGCTTCCACATACAAAACAGATCAAGACAAGTTAATTAAGAAGGAGAAGCGTGATAGATATGATGACACGCAGGACGAGAATCTCCTTCGCAAAACAGTAAGAGATGGTCACTTATATTTCTTTGAGTATCAAGCAAAGTCAAAGTGGTTACCATACTACGATAAGTTTCCTTTAGTCTATGTCCTTAAAGACATGGGCGATGAATTTTATGGTGTTAACCTACACTACCTCAAGCCCAAGGCAAGAGTAAAAGTCGTACAAAAATTAGAGCGTGGTCTCATTGATGTGCCTCGGGTAATCATACATAAATATATAAAGAACCATTGTAAGAGTCTATTTTTAGACTTGGCAATCAGTGAGTGGGAGACATCTATCTTCTTACCTGTTGAAGACTTCGTTATCACTAAAGGATCAGGGAAGATTCCATACGACAGAGAGTTAGTGTGGGAAGAAATCGAATCCAAAGATCAAGATCGTATCAAAGCACAACGAGTTATCAAAGGATATGGTAAACAATCAGACAAGGAGATGGTGAAGTAATGGCATATAGTGAAGCAGAACAACAAAGCCACAACCCCGCAGAAACAGAAGATGATGCATCGTTAAGTGAAGAGCAAAAAGCTGCTGCGAAAATAGATTATAATATTGGAGTTACGTCTTTCGGATCAACAACTGCGGAAGATAGCAATGCGTTTAGGTATCCAAAGGCGGTGGATATAACAGAAGATAGTGATTATGTTTCCTTTGAATTTTATAAATACGAACCACCATTTAACCAGGACAGACGAGGCAATCAACAACAAGAATATAACATGTCAGTGAGCGACGATGTTCTTGGACAAAAGCTTGAAAGTATTTTAATGTACATGCCTGAAGATATTCAGTCAGAATACGGTGCTAACTGGGGTGCTGTTGGATTTGGTTTGATTGCCAAAGAGATTATGGCTGGTGCTGTGGGAAACTTTGATCTAGGAAGTTTTCTACAGTCTGCTGGTGGTGCCGCCCAAAGAAAACTAATTGATTCTATTGTAGCGAATGCAAACAAAGCATTGGGTACTAGCGTCACCTCAAACCAAGCGTTAGGAGCAACAGCAGGCAAGGTTGTCAACCCAAACGTGGAGATGATGTACGAAGCTCCAGAGATGAGAACGTTCTCATTGAGTTTCAAGATGTTTGCATCTAGTCCACAAGAATCCACGGAAATTAGAAAAATCTGCAATACATTTAAGAAAAATATGCTTCCAGAATTTGGTGGTCAGTTCATTAAAATTCCAAACATCGTGAAGGTCACCTTCATGACTGGTGGTTCTGCCAACCAATGGGTGTCGCAGTTTAAACCATGTGCTATCAGCAACGTTAGTATAAACTACACACCAGACGGATCATGGGCTACATATGGTTTAACTGCTAACACTAAAAAAGAATCCCAAGTTGCAAAAGGTGCTCCAGTTGCTACCACTCTTACAATACAATTTAAAGAGTTGAAGATGTTGTTCCAAAATGATATTACAGTAGACGGAGCAAGTTACTGATGTATTTCAATCTAATTCCTAACATACAATACGACACAAAGCCCATTGATTATCCTTTCACTGGGTCAGACTTTGTAACTGCAAAGAACTTCTTCAGGAGATATCAAATCAATCCCGACATCTTTGGTTACTCTGTATACTACAAGAAATATTCTGTCGAAGATGGTGAGACGCCAGCGACCATTGCTGACGCAACTTACGATAGTCCATTCTATGACTGGGTTGTTGTTCTAACTAACAATCTCATCAACCCATTGTTTGAGTGGCCTAGATCTTCTAACGCCATTCAGAAATACTCTGAAAAGAAATACGCTAACGCATACGCCCCACTGTATTACGAAACTGATGAAGTAAAAACTAGTCAGTATTTACTGGGTGATGCTACAAACAGAAGAGTGTACAATGTTGCTTTAGAATCTGGTATTAAAGTAGATGAAGATTTTTACAATACACCATTCACATACTGGGATGGAACACAATCTATAACTGTTCCTGGTTCGTCAGTCTCCCATCCAGTGAGTGGTTACGAGCATGAGAATAGAGAAAATGATAGACGTAGAGAAATTTACTTACTGAAAACTAGATATCTACAGCAGTTTGTGCTTGAGTTTAAAAATTATAACAACTATAAGAAGTCGTCAGACTTCATCTCCAAGAGACTAAAAAAGACAGGAGTCTGACGACCCCTGTCTTCGTGTGATCATTCTTCAGCGAGTCGCTGGAAGTATGAGAGTGCATCATCGTCATCATCAGATGATGCGGAAGGAGTGGAAGACATTGCTGTGATGTCGGGATCGTTGAACCCTCCAGCAGTGTTGTAAGGAACGGGGTCCTGTTCCTCTTCCTCTTGTGCCTGTGCTACAGGGCGCGGGGTCGAAAGACCAAGCACAGCATTCAGACGGTTCTCAATAGCATCATACTCTTTGAACTCTCCAGCGGCAGTGAAAGCCTCCAGACTGTATGCTTGCTTCCAGATTGCCTCCATCTCGTCATCATCAGGAGACAGTGCAGCAGGTGCAGTGAACTCGGACGCATCGTAGTTCCAGTAACCAGCGACGGTACGAATCTTCAGCTTGAAGTTAGCACCTTCCCAGAAATCAAATACATTTACAGGAGTTTCGTCTTGGAATTCAGGTTGCATGGCAGCGATGATCTTGTCATGGATCTTCTTGCCGTACTTATAAAGGAAGACTTTTCCTTCATTTTCAGGGTGCTTGGGGTCACTCACAACGAGGATGTTGGAGTAGTATTCAAGCTTGCGCTTCTGCTTACGCGCAATTTCTTTGTCGCTCTCAACACCACTGTTCCACAGCTTGTTGTTGTGGGCACAGACAGGACACTGGTCGCCCTTGGTGGTGAGGCAGTTCTCGATCAACCAACCGCCAGGACCTTGGAAGGCGTGACGATACAGTTTTGCCCAGGGGAGGGTCTCACCCTCGGGTGCGGGAAGGAAACGGATGACTGCGTAACCGTTCCCCGAAGCGTCAAGTTCGGGCTTCCAGAGACGTTCGTCGGCACCACCTGAAGTAGTGCTGGACTTGGTGAGTTCCTTTTGGAGGAAGTCAAAGTTAGTCTGGGACTTGCGCTTAAGATCTGCAAAAGACATAGGATTGTTCGGATAGTTTGGATGTGGTTTGTGTGACCCCGCGATCACCAACGAATTATAACACAGGCAGAGGGTGGGGTCAAGACCCCTCTGCCTCTAGGTGACGCTTCATCATCTGGACCTTGCTGATCAACTCATCAAAGATCACGGAAGCATCTTCATTCTCGGTGGCACCATACATCATAGCAGCTTGCTTGATGCTGTCTGCCATCTCTTGTGCTTCTTCATCATCACTTAACTTAAGACGGAAGTAGAATACTTTCTGCTTCTCAATCATTTCTTCAAGAACATTGAAGTAACTCATTTGCTTTTCGGGAGACAGTGCAGGGAATGCCACCATTGATTTCATGCAATACTCTTGCATCTTTGCAAGTTCTTGTAGGTCTCCCTGGACCATCTCGGATCTGAAGAAGTCACTCATACCAACATTAATTTAGCTCTACTTGTTTTCTTGATGTAGTTAAGTTTCTGTGCGTCGTACTTTAACTTTTCTTTTAGAGGTTTGCTAATCAGTTTAGACACCGATTCAATTTCAATCTCATGTGTTTCACAGTAGTGAACAATCGCATCGATGTAATTCATTTTATTTTCGTATGCAATTTTCTCAACGTCCTGCGAAAATTTCGCAGTGGTCATAAATTTATCCTCCAGTTTTTCTAGCATGTTTCTCTTGATACTCCTTGATGTATGCTTGCAATGACAAAAGGTATTCCTTTTTAGGGGGCATAACTTTTACTTGAGTGTCACCATTTTCACAAGCAACAATTGTAACAAGTTTCTTCACAGACAATCCATATACTTCCTGCAGCATACATGCGTAGCCACATTCTTGCACATAATAGTCGTAAAGATATTGCTCCTTCTTTGGTGCTTCTGCTGTCTTAAAGTCAATGATGGCTAGTTCTCCCTCATACTCTGCAATGCAGTCCACTCGTCCTGCAATTTGTAAAACATCAGAGTATAGTGCCGCCTCTTGTAGGTATACCCTATTTATACGATCAAGAATTTCACGAGAAGAATGGAACATCGTCCAAGGCAGGGGCATGTCCTTGTACTTTTCCGTATCAAGTTCATTGTTAAAGTAATCTTCAACAAGTTTGTGGTAGCGTGTACCTCTACCAGCAGCACGGTTAGACTTTGCTTGTGCTTTCTCTTTACCTATCCGCGCTCTCCACCTGGCAAGCCCTGCTTGCTTGGCGGAGTTGTTGCTGATCACAGTGGTGATTGACGGATACTTACCACCAGTAGGTGTGACATAGTATCTTTTACCATCAATGGTTACTGTTTCCATTTCAACTGGTGTCAATTCACCAACATGATCAAATATTTTCATTAGAATCCTAGGTTCATCTTACTAATCAGGTAGGACTTAACAAGTCCAGAACGAACGATATCTTCAATACCATACTCAATCATCGAGAACTCTTTCATGTTCTCAAGGATCTTTTGGAAGTCAAGGATACCAGTGCGCTCTTGTGCTTTCTGTAGGTCAGACTGACGAGCATCACCACAGAACATGATCTTGGTGTCTTGACCACAGCGAGTCATGATTGAATCAAGCTCGTGGAAGTTCAGGTTCTGACACTCATCAATGATAACGATAGAGTTATCAAGTGTAGTACCACGGAGGAATGAGGTAGACCAGAACGATACGGTTTCCTGTGCCTTCAGATTTTCATAGAGCATCTCGAAGGATGCATCATCAGGCATCTCGAACATGTATTTTACCATGTTCTTGTAAGGAATCTGATAGAGAGATGCTTTGTCTTCATGTGTGCCAGGAAGGAATCCAATCTCTCTTGTCGCTACAAGTGAACGAACGATGTATACTTTTTCGTATGGAGAATCTTCATTAAGAACATCTCGGAGAGCAAGGTACAAAGCAACAAACGTTTTACCTGTACCTGCAGCACCATAAGCGAAAATGTTTTGACCCTTACCATACTCATCAAACATAACACGTTGGTTATCTGTAAGAGGTTCTACTGGAAGTAGATAAGATGAATTGATAGGCTTCTTTCTTTTCATCTGCTTCACGGACATACCGTTGATATCAGGTTGATTACGCTTTCTTGCTCTTGGCATAGTTTACCACTCGATAGTTGAACCAGGGACTTTGGATGCACGGGTCATGATGTCGTTCCATCCAGGATGAGTCTTACTCATTTTATGTTTCCACTCACCTACTTCTTGGGCGGAAGCACATCCTGCTTGCCAGTCTTTATCCCATTCGGGATTTTCTTCTCGCCACTTTGTGTATTCGATCATGGACATAGAGAGTTCTTTTTTCTCTCCAGTGGACTTATTTATTACTGGATAGGTCGGCATCTTCTTTCTCCTTTTTGTTGAATCCAAATGGTGCAAGTTTTTCTTCTAGTGCCACCTTCAAAGCAACACCACCAATCGCTTCCATAACTTTCAGAATGTCTTCTGGTCTAGCGTCTTGCCCAAGTTCAGTGGCAACGTAGCGATACTTTGGCCAGAAGTTTTCTCCCGCCTTTTCATAATCTTCAAGTGTAAGTAGTTTCATAACCATTCAAGTGCTTCAGATACTGTAGGGAATTGCTCGACAAAGATTTCTTTGCAAGCATTAGCGATGTCCATGTGTTCTTTCTGGGTTCCGTTTGCAGAACGCAGTTGGATATAATGAATCCAAGAACGACATGAGCCACTCATGTATAGTCTGGTTGGTACGGCGAGAGGGAGTACAAAACGAGCACACTCCTTTGCGATATTAGCATCGAGCATGTCTTTATATAGTTTCATTCCTTCATCAAAGTGCTTTTGCATTTTGATCTGGAACTCCTGTCGTGTGAAAGGATCGATGTCATCAATAGAGTTCTGTCGATTCTTTGTGTCTTGACGACGCAGATCAGGTAGAGGAATCTTGTCTGCCAACATAGAACTGTCAGCATACCGTTGGGAAAACTCTTGATATGTAAAGCTACGGTGCCTCAAAATTTGAGCCGCTAGTCCTCTAGTAGTCTCGATCTCAAGCGTCATGAATGCCTGCTCAAAGACAGACCAGTGTTGATGCTTGACACAGTACTTAAGGAGTCCCGCTACCTTCGGGTTCTCCTGATTGTTCGGGTTGCTGACTCTCGCTACATACCCCATCGTCTTCTCCGCCTCTGGGGTCACTGAAATCAGTCTTACGTTCGACATAACCAAAACCTTTTCTTTTATTTGTTTGTTTGATGAGTGCTTCTTTCAGCAACTCGTCCGCATATGCACCGACAAGATTGTCAAGTCCTTTTCCATTGCGGACGGCACTCTTAATTGCTTTCTTTAGAATACGAGAACGTTTCATGTGTGTATTATAACATAATTTTGTCAGTCTGTATACCCATCGTCATCATCGGTACTATGATAATGAGCTGGGTCATCAAAGTTTTCACCTTTGTGTAGGTAAGATTCGGTGTCGGAATAGATCTCGGATTCAAGTGCATTTAACAGTGACTTTAAATTCTTGTAGATCAACTTTAGTCTATCTTTGTCCATGGTAACCTCCCTTTCATTATATATTAGCACAAAAAAAGGAGGGGATCAACCCCTCCTGTTGCTTGGTTCTACCTTAAGTAGTCCCTCGAAGTATTCGTGTAAGTGCATCCGATAGCAGGACCAGTATGTTACTCCTCTATATTTGAGTTGATAACAACTGGGTGGTCTGCTATCTTTATCCATGTCATCATGATGATAGACATAGTTTTCCATATCATTTTTGATAGGTGTGTCCGCGATAGCAGAATGTACCATGGACTTCATCAACATCACCTTCTTTGCACTCAAACTTGACACCACGATAGGTAGTCATAGCAATTTGTGCATCGTGAAGTGCAGCAGCTTTTTGAATCTGCTTCTTGATGAGAGTTAAAGTGTTCATTGTAGGTCTCCTAAAGAAATGAGGTGTTTAATCCCCGTTCCTTCAGTCGTTTGCGTCCCACTTACATTCAGGTGTTGCTTCCTTAATGGTCTCAACAACTTCGGTTTGAATGATTTTACTTATATTGTCGTTTGCTCGGACACGACCGATCATATCGGAAGCATCTTGGCAAGCGATATTAGCATATAGTAATAATTCAAACATGGGATGAACGCTCCGTTCCGCGACTTACTTGCGTTCGCTATTCGAGAATAGCGAATGAACGATTGGTATAGTCTACCATAGTATATAGGGAATGTCAATTGTATCG